AGTTAAAAAAACTAGAAGGGTAATCGCCCAAACCGGCGGGCGTGTGTGCCGGTAGATATGGGGAAGTTATGTCGCTGACTTTGCGTGACTACCAAGAAGACGCTATACAAAAACTACGAGAAGGTTTTGCAAAAGGACACAGATCACAACTGTTGTATCTCGGTACAGGCGGGGGAAAAACTGAGATAGCCATTGCCATGCTGGAAGCGGCAAAGAAGAAGGGCAGCAAGGCCGCGATGATTCTTGATCGTATCGTTCTGTGCGATCAGACAAGCCGTCGATTAGATAAGTACAGCGTCGATCATGGCGTGTTGCAGGCTGGGCATTGGCGGTACAAGCCGTATGAAAACATCCAAGTCTGTAGCGCGCAGACGTTGGAAAAGCGCGGCGATTTTCCCGGTCTTGATCTGTTGGTGGTGGATGAGTGTCACGCCCAGCGCAAGCAAACCATTGAGTTTATTAAGAACAATCCGCAGGTAAAGGTGGTTGGCTTGTCGGCCAGTCCATTTACTAAAGGGTTGGCATCGACATACACAAACGTCGTTAGTCCTATCACTACGAAGAAGCTGGTAGAGCAGGGTTCGCTTGTGCCGTTGCGTGTGTTCATCGCAAAAGAGATGGACATGACCGGCGCAAAGAAGGTTGCTGGCGAGTGGACTCAAGCCGATGCGTCTGAGCGCGGGATGAGAATTACCGGCGACGTGGTGACAGAATGGGCAAAGAAAACTCGCGAGATATTTGGTGAGCCACGCAAGACCATCGTGTTCGCCAGCGGTGTAGCGCATGGTGCGGATCTGGCGCAGAAGTTCCAAGCACTTGGTTATAACTTTGTTAGTCTGTCCTACAAAGACGACGAGGATTGGAAGCGCCAAGTCATTGAAGATTTTGCAAAGCCCGACTCTAAAATCATAGGCTTGATCGCGTGTGACATATTGACCAAAGGGTTTGACAACGAGCATGTCATGATCGGCGTGTCTGCTCGCCCATTTTCCAAGTCGTTCAGTAGCCATGTTCAGCAGATGGGCAGGGTCATGCGCGCGAATCAGCACAATCCAGAATCAAAACCATTCGCTGTGTGGCTAGATCACTCGGGTAACTACCTGCGATTCCGAGAAGATTGGGATGAGGTATTCGAGGATGGCGTGCAGCGGTTGGAAGATGGCAAAGAAAAGGCCAAGCGTGAACCAACAGAGCGCGCAAAAAAGGAGAGCAAATGCCCTGTGTGTAGCGCACTTTGGCCGTCAGGATCAGACAGTTGCTACAACTGCGGCCACGTTCGTGAGCGCAAGAACCTTGTGCAAGAAGTCGATGGCAAGCTGGAGGAGTTAGGTAGCGCGCCGAAAGAATCAAAACAGGCGTTCTGGAATCAGATGGTCTGGCTACAAAAATATCAAGGTTGGAGCAAAGGCAGGGCATCGCACACATACAGAGATAAGTTTGGCGTATGGCCGAGGGGTCTGATCGATGATAGGCCGGAACCTGTGTCGGCAGAAACCAAATCATTCATTGATAAAAAGATGCGGCAATTCTTGAAAAGCATCGGGAAAAGATAATGGACTTCATTCAGTTTGCTCGTAGTCACGGCATCATCATCAATGACTACCCGCCCGTCGGATCTTGGAAACGGTATCCAACAGAGGATCACCCGCGCAAGCGTAACGGCGCAGTCAAGTACATGGGTACGCATGGGTTTGTGCAGAACCATGCGACCAGTACCGTCGTGAGTTTGTGGAAGCCTGACTCAATCAATGCGCCAGCCGATATGCGCGCGATCATCATCAGTCAGGCGCGCGCAGAGCAGGAGCGCAAGAAGCTGGCGATTGAAGCGACCAGCAAAGCGGTGCGTATGCTGAACGATAGCGGCTACCGTACTCATGCGTACCTCGAAGCGAAGGGATTTCCAGATGAGCAAGGTAGTGTGCTGAACATCGAGAACAAACCAGTTCTTCTGATCCCGATGCGGATGGGCAAATCGCTCTGCGGAGTGCAGCAGATATGGGAAGATGGAACCAAGAAGTTTTTGTACGGCCAGCGTACAAGCGGCGCGACCTTTACCTTTGACAACAAGGGCATCAATATTGTTTGCGAGGGGTACGCTACTGCGCTGTCTGTTCGTGCGGCCATGAAGCAAATGAAGCGGCGGTACACCATTCATGTCTGCTTCTCGGCTGGCAATATGGTCAAGGTAGCGGCGGGTCTTGAGTCTGGCCTAGTCGTTGCGGACAATGACAAGTCTGGTACAGGGCAACAAGCGGCGGCGGATATTGGCTGGCCGGTTTGGATGTCTGATCTCGAAGGCGAAGATGCCAACGATTGCCACCGTCGGATCGGGTTATTCGCGTTCTCGCAAAGCCTGACTCAGTCAATGCTCAACATCGGTACGCGCTGGCATGGCTAGGGTCAAGTCGCCGCCGGTGAATGGCTGGATCGTGGCAAGTGATTGCATGATTTCCACGCCCAAGGCTAGGCAGCGGTCGCCATCGCCGGAGTAGTCGGAAATTACCCTGACCTGACCGTCATCATTCTCGATCAGGTACAGGGTAAACATCTTGCGGTGGTCAGTCATGGGCGCAGGATAACAGTTCTTCTGGCAGTTCCACCTCGTCACCTAGTTTACTTGCAACATAGCAACGCATCGCTGCAATGAGTGGGGTATCGCCGAAAGCTTCTTTCCAGCCGCATTGTGCTTGCCAGTAATCGCCGCCCTGATCGATCAAACAAATGCGCTCTCGCTCAATGATCGCGCCGCCCTGCGCCCAGTCGGTTGATGGTGAAAATACCTTGCCTTCCATGTCCGACACTGCGTCTACACCGGACAGTGTTTCATCCCACCCTTCGCACCCGCTGAATTCGCATTTAGCCACCGCCCAATCAAGGGCTGCGCCTGATAGTTCTGCTGTTTTCATCGTCTGATCTCCTTAGTCTTGTTCAAGTTCTTCCGGCTCGTCGAATAACATATCTGCAATGTCTTGAATGAAATCCCAGTTGATGCCGATGTTTGCATCGTGCCTGCGATCCATTATTGCTAACACCTCTCGGGCTTGTTCGTCTGATAGGTGCGGTCGCTCTCCCTGTACATCTTCAATGCTCCACCAGCTTGCTAACCAGTCTGGATTAAACAGTCGGGCGATATTGGCGCGGGCTTCTGTTTCGGTCATGTGGTCTGGTATTTGTACGGTAATTGTTTTCATCGTCTGATCTCCTGTAAGGCGGTGGCTTTGCTTTGTTCTACTTGTGCCGCCGTTAGTCCGGCGGTCAACTGAATTGCTAATGCGGTCGCGCGCTGGCTTTGTTCGTTGGTCGGCGCGCTGATTGCCAGCACTAACGCGCGAGTCAGGGCATCGGTTTGTGTCATCGTCTGATCTCCTTAAAAGTTCTTTGCAATTTGATTGAAGGCGCGCGCGTAGGCAAGCGCGTTGCGGTAGTCATCGCATCTCACCTTGTCGTGTAGGTTTCCGTCTGGCCGATAGACCTTAACAGTCCAGAAGTGGCGCACGTTATCGCCCTCTAATACTGTGTAGCTGCCATTGTCGAAAGTCTTGATCTTCATCGTCTGATCTCCTGTTGGTTCCAAGTATTCAGGGTTTCTCGCCAGTTTTGCATCGTCTGCTCGTCAAGTATCCAGATAGCATTCAAGCCTATGCTGCGTGCCGTATCGTCTGCTGCTTCAATATCGCCATGATTGCCAAGTTTCCAAAGCAAACCATCATCGGCCAAACAATAAAAGTCTGTTGCGGTTGTCATCGTCTGATCTCCTTATCAAAATTACAATGTGGCAACGTTGCCATGTTTCATGTTTAATAACCGTCTGATCTACTAGCAGGTGACAGGCGCGCGTTTCGTGTGTTGCATGGTACGGTGCGCGCGCGCCATCGTCAAGCGTCTGATCTACTGCTGGCCGGTGGCTTTGTTGATCGCGGCGCGCGCTGCCGCCAGCCAGTCGCAGTTAGTTAGTCCGTCGTGCGTGGCGGATTGGTCTAGCTGTTCGCGTGCGACTAGATAGAGGTTTGTCAGCGCGTTTAATAGGTCGGGCGCTGCCGCTATCAATCGGGCGTGGTTTATTTCCTGCTCTACTGTTGCTTCGCCCATACTGTCGCAGATACATATCGGGGCGGTGTCGGCTGCATATACGGCGCGGTTGATTGGAATTCCAAGTTTCCACGGTGTCGGCGCGATATTCATCGGTCTGATCTCCTGTTAATTGCCGAAAGCTAGAATGGGCAAGCGCATGGAGCGTTCCCGAATCCAAACCCAATAATTCGAGAGTGGAACATTGCAGCGCAAGCCTTCGCCGGTCGCAAGCTCGAATCCTTCCGGCGGCTGGCTGGAGTCGGCAACTAGAATTAATTCGCCGTTTTCCTTCTCTGTGCTTCGTCTGAAGTACAAATAAAGCGGCTCATAAAATCCGTTGTTGGCGCGGTCTTGCGCTAATTTCTGTCCGGCTTCGGCGCAAGCGGAAACAATGTCATTAAATTGAGCGAATGGTTTCATCGGTCTGATCTCCTGTTAAGCGGTCAAGTGGGCGAACGTGCGCGGGGCGGTTTGCTCAATCTCAATCTGGTATCCAAGCGCGGCAACATCGCGGAGTGTGTTCCGTGTGAGGGTCTTGGTTCCTGCTATGCGCGCGATTATCTGCGCGCGGTCGCAAACTGGATAGGCGGTTTCGATTCCATAATTTTTGTCGATGCGAATAGTAATTTTCATTTTGGCAACTCCGGTTATAGGGTGGCGCGGTGGGCGAGTGCGTCTGATATAAACCCGGCGCGGTGCAAGTAATCGACGAATCCGCAAAAAGCCAGCCGAATATCGGCGGGCTGATTGTTTTGCGGCTTGCGTTTAGCGGTCGGGTGTTCGGCGTAAAAAGCGGCGCGGATTTGTTTTTGCGTTGTGTACATGGTCGGCCTTTCAATAAATGCAGATACCGCGCGAATAGTAGGCGGCTGGGTCTTTGCCAGCGGGAACATCGTCGGGTCGCAGGATATACAGCGCGGCTCCGCGCGGGTCGGTCTGAATGTAGGTATCTAGGGGCGGCTCTGCGCGGCGTTCGTTGCGCTCGTTCAGGATTCCAGATAAGCGGCGCAGCGCGCCCGTTTCGCGGTCTGCTACTGGGTAGCGGGTTCCGCGCTGCGTTCTCATGTAGGGTTTTCCGGTGGTATCGTCGCGCTCGATGCAGCCATAATCGTTGCCACATTCAAGCTCATGCCAGCGGCGCAGGGTTAAGCTAATGCGGCGCAGTTTGGCGGCTTCGTCGGTGGTAAATCCGAGCGATAGCAGGGTGTTTTCTTGCGCGGTCTGGCGCGCGGCTTCGGTCTTGGTCATAGTAACGGCTCCGTTTAATTTAGGTCTAAAGCGTGTTGCTGGGGATAATGCGCGTGATTCGTAAAATAGAATCGAACGGTGTAGCAGTCGGCGTGGAGTCCGGAAACAGCGTCAACGGCGAACTGTGATTCATCGTCGGCGGTGCTGATAGTCAAGTCCGGTAGCGCGCTGAAAGTGAGCATGTATGCGTCAAGTTCGGCGGCTTCGTCATCTGACAGTCCGGAATAGTCGGCATTGATAAGCGCCGACAGATAATGTCCGGCAATCGTTTCTTCGTAATAGTCATTCAAGCGGTGCATGGTCGGTTCCCTCTCAGAATAAAAACAGCGCAAAGAAAAAAGCCCACAAAAACAGCGCGCCAATCGCGCCAGCCAGCATTTCAAGCAAGGTTTGCATAGTGGCTCCAATGATGGCCGAGCGCGGCGGCTCGGCCTTGTGGGTCAGTAATCGAATTCATCCTCTAGGGCGGTGATAAGTCCGTCGAAATCCTCGGACGCGCCGAGCATTGATGCCAGCGCGAAAACGGCCTCGCGCGGATAATCCTCGGCGAGTGATTCGAGATACTCGCGGCGGTTGGCGAATCCTTCAGCTTGGTAATCGTTCATAGTGTTATTTCCTTTCAGGGCTGATAGCGGGGCAAATTGCGAATAAAAGTATTTTCTTGGTATAGCTCGGTGTATTTGACGGGCTGTCCGGCGGCGGCTTTGGCGGCTGCAAAACGGGCGAAATCGCAGTCCTCCTCCAGATAAACAAGGTCGGCGCGCTGGTATGAGTATTCGCTGATCGAGTGGCGGATACCGAGCGCGTCAAGTTCGGCGCGGGTAACTTCAAGCCAGCCATGGCCGGGGTCGGTAAAAAATGTGTAGGTCATAATTCATTCTCCCAAATGAAAAGCCGGAAACCGTCCGGCGGCGGTGTTAAGCGGTTTCGAGTGCGAACAATTCAGGAAATGCGGCTGCCAGTCGGCGCAGATTATTGGAATCAGCGCGGGTGGCTGCATCGCCAATGGCGGCGGCGAATCCGCCATGTCGGCCGGTTGCCAGCGCGCGCGCGGCTGCCAGCAAGCGCTCGGAGTCGGTCGCGCCGGATAGGTGGCGATCATAGGCGGCCTGCCAGTCATCCATAAAACTATGCACGGTGTGATCGATCACGGTTTCATCGTCGGCCAGTCCGAAGGCGGAAACGCGCGCCCATAGGTCGCGGCGGTCTATCGGGTCTTTGATAAGCAATTCAGCCTCGTCAACGGATTCAATGTGCTCGATGATTTCCTGCGCGTTGGTGGATTCGCTGATCGGCCATTCTTCGCCGTCATATACCGAAATGCGGTTTCCCTGCGCGAGTGCGTAGCGGACTAGGTGCTCGTATGCTTTCATGGTGGTGGTTCCTTTCGTTGGTTGGTGCAGCCATTATGGGGGCGTTCTCAGGATAATGCAATAGGTCGCCTTCCAGAACGTATTGCATGGAGTATGCCAAGGGGAAAATCCGCATGATTTCGTGGGCAAGTGTCACAAAATGTGACAGTAAGTGTCACAAAGTGTCACAAGTGTCACAGGGGGTGTTACAGCTATCGAAGTGGGCGCGCTGATAGATTTCTTGATTTTCTGTATTTGTTCCGGTATCGTCGGCAGCAAGTCAACAAGCGAGCGCGAGCGAGCAGCGGCATAACATGAACAGGAAAACAGTAAGGGAACATATAAGCGCAAGCGGTGGAATAGAACAGGCCATGCGTATCAAAAAAGGCTCACTCACTCCAAAGATGAAACGATTCGCAGAGCAAGTTGCGCTGGGTGCTACCGGTGCGGATGCTTACAGGGTCGCATATAACGCCAAGGGGAAACCAAAGACAGTAGGAACTCATGCCAGTATGCTGAAAGCGGATGAGAGAATTCAGAGAGAAATAGAACGGATAGAACGGGCAAATGAGTTGGCTGCATTGCATTCTGCCCAAGGCTTGAGATCAATTGTAATTTCTACACTTGCTGAGATAGCAACAAACCCGGATGAGAAGGCTGCAACAAGGGTGCAAGCGGTACGTTCTATCGGGCAGCTTGTCGGCGTGGATGCATTCAGGGAAACCAAGCGCGTAGAGCATGTCAAGGATTCCGGCGAACTGCGCGCGCAGATTCTCGACCAGCTTAAGACAATGATGCTCAGCACGAATGATGCTCAGGATGTTGATGCGACAGACTTGCTGGCGGAATTGGCAGGTGATGATGCGGCGGGGGTGGAACCCCACCCTGTACCCACCCCCCCAAATCCGGAA